CGGCGCCTCAGGTCGGCATCTCGGCCGTAATCGCCTGGTCGAGCAGCGACGCCCAGTTCGTCCAGTCGGGAAGCGACACGATGAGCTCGGCGGCCGCGGCATAGTCCGCCGGGATGATCTGCGCACGCGCCATGATCTTGGCGCTGTAGTGGAAGGTCTCCCCAATCTCGCCGACAGGCAGCAGCCCGTCCGGCAGGAAGCGGCAGGCGTACGTCTGTAGGCCGAACTCCGTGCGGATCGGCAAAGTGAACTCGTCGACCCCGCGGGCGATGATCTGCGTGAACCACAGTTGGAAGATCAACGCCTCCGTCTGGGTGAAACAGAAGCCAACGTCCCAGAAGATCGGGGTGTCGGTGCCGCTGGCTTGCGCGTAGGCGTAGCCGCGCCGCGGTTCGGCCATGCGGAACGCCGGCGGCTGCGTCCTGCTCTTGGATGCGCGCAGGACCGTGCGCAGGGAGAGCGGGTAGGCGGCGGTCATGAAATGCGGCCTTGGACGTTTGTGGAACTGCGCAGCGCTGACCAGACCGGCCCGCTGTTGTTGCTGATCTGGTCCACCAGGTCGGCGGTGACGAGGCGCAGCGTGTTGGTCTGCTGGTCGAAGGACTGCGATTGCACTTGCTGCGGCGTACCGGTGTTCTGAACGACGACGTTGATCCGCGCGGCGCCGCCGATTCGATCGGCCGCAGTGACGCTTCCCGATTGCGTCGGGAGCATGTACTGCGCGCCGTTGGCCGCGGTGAACATCTCCGGCCGGCCGGCCTCGTTGACTCGGTAGAGGCTGCCGGCACTGGTGGGCCCGCCGTACTGGCGGCCGCCGGCAACCTCGCCGATGGCCAGGCCTGCGACCATCCCAGCGCTGGCGTAGCCAGCAGCCCGAATCGCCGTGGCCATCGGGATTCCGAAGATGCCGAGCTGCGCACCGGCCTTCGCCGCGGCGACCTCGGTGTTCAAGATGATCTCGGCTACCGCGATGGCCTTCTGGGTGAGGAATAACGCCTTGCTCAGCGCAGTCCTCTCCTTCCCAGTCCGCTTCAGTAGGTCGGACATGTTGCCGAAGAGACCGCCGTAGGCCTGCAACAGCGCCGCCTGCTGCGCCAACTCCTGCTCGCGGCCGCGCTGCACGATCTCGCCGATCTTGGCCGTCGTCTGCTGCTCGAGGTTGAGCCTTGCCTCCGCATACAGTTCGGCGTTCGCCTGGTCCTGTGCCGCGAACTGCAGCAGCAGCGCCGACTTGGCTTCGAGTTCGGCCTCAAGCTGGGCGATCTCGTTGCCCTGCAGCATCAGTCCTGCAGCGAAGCCGCGGCCCTTCTTCTGCTCTTCCTCGACCTTGGCGCGCGCCTTGTCAGCCGCTTCGATCTCCGAGTCAGCGATGCGGTCATACGCAATGCGCAGCCGCTCCTCGAGCTTGTCCTGATCCTCGTTGAAGAAGTCGCGCGGCGGCTTCTTCTCCTTGCCGCCGCTCTTCGCACCTGGCGGCGGCTTGAGCGCACTGGCCGGCCCGGTCGGATTGACGAAACCGCGTCCGCCGCCTGCGCCCTGGTCCAGTCGCTCGCGGATCTGCGCGCCGGCCAGCGGCGTGTTCAGCAGCGCATCGACATCCGCCTTCGCCGCTGCGTTGATCTCCGCGAACCGCGCGCGCGCCTTCGCGAGGTTGAATGTCAACAGCGCCTCGCCCTTCGCGGCGAGACCTCCGATTCCGATGCCGATCAATTCGACCGCACGCTTCACGCCGTCGGCGGCGTCTAGCACGTAGGAAAGCAGCTTCGTTGTCCGCTTTGCCCAGGTGCTGACGGCGTCGTTCCGCCCGAGGTTGCCGGCCTCCGTGTTTGCCGCACCGAACTGCTCGGCCAACTTCTCCAGCACCTGGCCGGTGCCCTTGACGATGCCCGTCAGCGCCGCACTCGTTCCGCTGAGCTCATCGAACTTCAGCGCGGCCAGCGCCGCCGAGTCCTGCGCGACGACCATCGCCGCCTCGATCGTCTGTGGAAACTTCCTGAAGTCGGCGTCGATCTTGGCCGCGGCCTTGGTCAGGGCGTTGACGACGATGTCAGCGGTCAGCTTGCCCTCTTCCCCGAGTTGCTTCAGCGCTCCCACAGGCACGCCGATGCCATCGGCCAGCTGTCGCATCAGGTAGGGAGCGTTCTCGAGCAGCGAGCGCAGTTCGTCGCCGGCAAGCTTGCCGGAGCCGAGCGACTGGCCGAACTGCAGCATGGCCGCCTTCGCCTCGACCGCGCTGGCGCCGGATACCTTGATCGCCTTGGCGAGCAACTCGGTTACCCGCAGCGTATCGGCCTGCGTGCCGCCCATCTGCAGGATCGACTGATTCAGGCGGGTGAAGACATCGATGTTGCCGGCCAGGCTGGTCTGCGTGCGACGGCTGATCGCGATCAGCTCGTCCATCGCCGCGCCGGCCGACTCGATGCTGCCGGCAGCGACCTCGACGCGCGCGCCGAGCATGCGGAACTCGTCCGCGATCTTCGCGGTCTTCAGCGCAGCAAGCGAGGCGGCCAGGACTGCAACGGCGGCTGCGGCCGCCGTCAGCCGCGTCGCCATGCCGGTCAGTTCCCTGTCGACGCGCCGCTGGCCGTCGATCATCTTCGCCGTGTTGAACTCGACTTCGTAGAAGATCCCGCCGACGCGTTCAGCCACGGCCCGCCCCCTTCGCCTGCCTGATTGCCGCCAGCGCGGCCAGTTGCGCGTCGTACTCTTCGCGCGTCGGAACGTCCCGCTTCGGCGGGCCGGCGTCCGGGAACTTCATCCCAAACATGGTCTGAAACTCGGTCATCGACAGCGCCTCGGCGTCGGCGCTGCTCAGCCCGAGGTGCACGCGCGCCGCGGCGATGTACTCCGATGCGTGGAAGCTGTCGCTGTACGTCCCATCACCCTTGTCCGGCTGCGCCTTGCCGACGATGCCGTGGCGCATCAGGTGCTGGGCGATGATGATCTGCTCTCCTGGCGGCATGAGGCCCGCGTGCGCGCCGCGCTCGTCGATCCAGCCGGTCAGCGGGGTCGGATCGTCCTGATCGCACAGACAAGCCAGCACATAGGCCGCAGTCTTCGCGGCGTCCGGCCCATGCAGGCCGGCGTACAGGGCGACGATCTCCTGCGGACTACCGAGCGCGCCAATGCGGCCGAGCGAAGGGCAGAAGGTCCATTCCGCACCGTCGCTGGCCTGCGCTCGCACGAAGCCGCATTCGACGAGCACGAGGCCTCAGAGATTGAAGAGCTGCGCCGTGAGCGTCGCCGCGCCGAGCAAATGGACGACGCCCTGGCAGTAGTGCCGCACGGTCGACAGGACCACAGCACGGCTCTCAGCGGCCGGGACGACGATGGCCAGACCCGATGCGACAGAGACCGAGCCGATGCCGTCGACCTGCACCGTGGAGCCTCCGTCGCCGTCGATGGTGCAGGTCAACGAGCCGCCGGTGGTGTTGCGCAGGACAAGCAGCTGCTTCTTGCCGGCGTCGATGGTGATGGTGTCGTCCGCCGAGAGCGTGCTGACGAGCGCCGTGAACGAGCCCTTCTGGGTGGCGTCGATTGCGGTGATGGCTGCCATGGTGTGGTGTCCTCAGGTGGGGAGAGTGGGGTTGGCAGATCAGGCCGGAGTGAAGGTCACGGCGCCATTGCTGGACGACGAAAGACTCCACGTCGCAGCGTCCGCATAGGCGCGTTCGTCGCTCCACTCGGTGACGATGAACGGGCCGACGTAGGTGCCATCCGGGCCGGTCATGCGCCACCAGACCTTCGGCTGATTGTCGGTGGACGAGCCGGGGTTGATCACGTGCGCCTTGAGCGTCTGCTGGTTGTGCACCGCGTCGGTGTACGAGACGCCGTCTCCGGAGAACTCGACGGCCTTGAACGTGACCAGGCTCGTCTTGGTAAACGCCGGGGAGTCGTCGGCAGTCGTGTCGACCTGATCCCAGCTGGTCTTCATGGACTTTTGGCGCATCATGCCAAGGAACGCGAACGACAGGGAGCCGACGGATGCGTCCTCCTTCGCGATTGCGAATTCCAGCGAGACATCGCGTCCGACGAATGCGGTCATGGGGTAGCCCCTTTCAGTTGGTGATTGCCGAGATGGCGAACTCGCACGACGGTCGGCCGTCGTCGGTGTTGGAGAAGACCGGCTCGGCCGGTTGCATGAGGACCAGAGAGCCGCTACTGGAGCGCATCGCCTCGATAAGCGTGTCGGCGGCCGAGCCGACCACGGAAGGCTCCTCGTTCAGCCCGGCGATCAACATCAAGCTGAACTGCGGCTCTCGCACCAGTGCCGCAGGGAGGCCGCCCACGGCCCGCAGGACCGCGTACCTGTCGGTCTTGGTCCCATCGGTCCACCGACCGAACTGGACGCGCCAGGACGGCAGCAGCGGAGTGATGAACGCACGCACGGCGTCGGCTGCGGCGGTGCTCATACCTTGATGGCTCCCTTGAGCACCGCGCGGATCTGAGGCTCTGCGCGCTCGAATCCCTTCTTGAGGAACTCCTTCTCGGCGCTCGGCCGGCGGAAGTTCTGCGGGTTGCTCGGGTCGTGCACCGGAAGCGCGTAGTCGGCGGAGTAGCCACCAATTCCGACGACTCCGGCGCCGCCCGAGCGCCTGACGAACTTGGGAGCGTCCCGGAACTGCGAGTTCAGCAGCGTGCCGGTGGCGATCGGAGTGAGCACGCTCGCCTCGGTCAGGCCGAGAATCAACGCCTGCGTCATGCCACGCGCCGCGCGCCGCTGAACACTCTCGGTGAACTGCGGAAGATTGTTGACGATGCGCGGTGTGGTCATGGCATGCCAATGTTATGGAGGGGATCGATCAGGTGACGATCCGGTAGTCCTGCGCGCCTTCGGCGTTGAATGTGTCGGCCCATCTGGTGACGTTACGGACCTCGTAGGCGCCTGCGGTGATCGGATCGAGTGCGCTACTCGCGCCGATCAGCAACCGGTCGCCCTGCTTGACGCCTATCAGCGATGTGAAGATGGTCTGCCGGGAGGTGAACTCGATCCCAAGCCCGTCGACCATGCGGCGGGACTCGTCGATGTAGTCGCAGCGGAACCATACCGGTGCGGCGTAGACCGCAACACCTGACCAGTCGTTGCGCGACGCCAGCGTCCAGAGGGTGCCGGTCTGCAGGTAGCTCCAGGTCGACGCAGTGTCCGGCTGTGATGCGTATGGCGTCCCGACACTGATCGTGACCGGCAGGCCGGAGGCCACAGCAGACCCGACCAGGCACCCGATGACCGTGCTCGAGCTGACGCTGATCGACCCGGAGAGGCCTGACGCCGCCGAGGTGCCTGTGCCGCAGGCGATCGAAGTTGGCAGGATGATCTGCGCCGGCAGGCCGGAAGCTGCCGCGGCTCCGAAACCAGCACCGATGACCGTGTGCAGCGAGATCGAGGCCGGCAGGCCGACCGCATCAGCGACAGCCGTTCCTGCGCCGATCGTGACGCCGTTTCCGACGCTGATAGATGCGGACGGCCCGGAAGCGACCGCAGTTCCGACACCCGCCGCGATGACCGTGTGCTCGGCGATCGTCGCCGCCACGCCGCTCGCAGCAGCCGAGCCGATCCCACACGCAATGACCGTGTGCGTCGCGATTGCGACCGCAAGACCGGATGCCGCCGCCGCCCCGATGCCGCATGTGATCGTCGTCGTCGTGCCGGCAGCCACGCCGACCCAGTACCTGCGGGCGAAGTACCGATCGGCGAAGTAGCGCGGCGCGAACATGGGTCAGAGCGTGACGTTGCGGGTGACGGCGCTGCGGTTTCCGGAGCTGTCGACCGTCGCGGTGACTCGGTCCTTGCTGTCGGCAAGGTCGCGGATCACCACGGTCGTCGTGCCGGCGCCACTGACCTTGCCGGCTGCCGCGGAGTTCAGCAGGCGGATCGACTCGGCGGCCGTTGTCGTGCCGTCCACCACCGATGCCCAGACCGATGACCCGTCTGCAGGGGGCGACGCGAAGATCTTGTAGGTGATGGTGCCGCTCGGCGTGACCGGGAACGTCGAGACGGTCAGCGTGTCGGTGCTGCTGACGTTGCTGATCACGGAGACCGTCTGCCAGTAGCCCTGCGTCGATCCCAGCACCGCGACGACGGATCCGGCAAGCACGTTGTCGGCAAAGGTCGCAGCGGCGCGGATCTGCAGGGTGGTGCTCGTTGCGGCCTGCGCGGTGCCCTGGTCGATGATGCCCAGCGGCGAGAAGGAGCCGGCCGTCGTGGCGAATGAAGCCTCGCTGATGCCTCCGGAGGCCACCGATCCGACCGAACCCGTGACGTTGCCGCCGACGTTGCCCGTGACGGAACCGACTGCGCCCGTGACGCTACCGGTCGCGCCTGTCACCGATCCCACGGACCCGGAGACGTTACCGGTGATGTTGCCGGTGATGTTCACCGTCGTCGCCGCGTTGGAACCGGCGATGAAGACGCCGCCGGCCGCGCCCGCAGTGGCGCTCGGCAAGAAGTCGGTCTTGGTCTTGATCGCTGCAGTGTCCGCCTTCGCCGCCGCGATGTCCGCCGAGACGGATGCCCCCGCCGGAGCGCCGAGCCGGGCATACGCGTCGCCGGTCTGCGACGTGCCGATGACCCAGTCTGCCAGCTTCTTGCCGATGCTGCCGGCCGTGGTCAGCGCTGATGTGAGCGCGTCCCAGATCGCTTGCACTGCAGCCGACGACAGGCCGTAGCCCGTCTTGTCGTTGTTGGTGGAAACCGTGATGCCTGTCGCTGCGGTGATGTTCGTCGGGCTGGCGACGCTGGTCGGGAATGTGACACCGGCAGCAGCGGTCACTGCCTGGCCCGCCAAGTGCGTCGTATTGACCTCCGGACGGCCGGCGGCGGATGTCGCCGCGGTGCCGTTGACGTGCGTGAGATTGACCTCCTGGCGCCCCGCCGCGGAGACGATCGCCGTCCCTGCGTTGCGCACGGTGTTTACGTCGATCATGCCGTTCGCCGGCTGGTTGATCTGCCCCGCACCGGTGCCGCGCGTGTAGAGCCCGCCCGCAGCCTCCGCGGCGGCATTCGGCAGCGCTGTGAGACCCGCTCGCACGCCATCCTGCAGATCAGCAGTCTTCAGTTCGTACTCGATGACGCAGGGCTCCATGTTCGTCGCTCCTTTGAGCATGACGACTGCGGAGTTGACGCCGCTCGCGAACACGGCGTCTGGCACGTCGAGTCGATAGAGGCCCGGCATATTCGTCGCGTCGATCTCGACGAATCCGCCGCTGCTGAATGCCCCGGTCGTGGTCTGGGTTGCCAGCGTGATCGCCGTTCGCGCCGCCGCAGGACGAACGTAGCTCGCCACGAGCGAGCCGGAGTTGAAAACGAGCCCGGTCAGGCCGGCCCCGACCGACGAGCTGCTGTCTCGGATCCACACATAGTGGATCTGGCTCGTCGCACCCTTGGTAACGCTTTGCTTGCTCATGCTGCACCCGTTAGATCACGCATTCCGCCAGACATGGTCGCGAACCATCGTTTGATGGCCGACGCCCCCGCCGTGTAGTACACCTTCAGCTTGATGTAGTCGATCGCGACTTCA